TAATTTAGGATTCAGCACCACTGATCCTAATGGTTCTGCTAAAAGTATTACAAAAACTGGTGATACTACATTTACATATTCACTTACAGCAAGCGGTGATGAAACCTATACGGTTTCAAGTACCTCTATTGTAGCTACTGACTTCACAAAGGTAGCAAGCGGAACCTATACTCAGCCAGTTGAGCTTGATTCAACAGGTTTTACTATCACTAATGGTGAGGCTACTGTTACTGTTTCTAATACACTTTCTGCTGGGGATAATGTTGTGCTTACTGCGGCTGGTGGTAGTACACTAACACAAGGGGATTCTTTTGTTGTTTCAGAAGCATCCTCATCAGCTTTTAAATTCTTTGTAAACACAGACGATGTAACTGACCAAACTGATGTACACTTTACAAAGAGAGTATCAGTCGGACTTGGCTTCAGCCATATGCCCGCACCACCGTATGCGGTCTACCATCAGCGTAGGCTAGTCATGCCATTTAAGTTCAATGTTACTGGAACGGATACATTTACCTCCAGGGGAATACTCGATGAAGTCATAGCATCCGACATTCTGGACACTGATACTTATGACCAAATATATGCTCAGTACAGGTTCAATGCTGGTGAAGCTGACTTTAACGTAGGACTGCACTCCTTCTCGGAGGACAATCTTATGGTTTTTAATCGTAATAGTATTCACTTAATTACTAATACAACATCCCTGCAAGGAGCTAGCACTAAACTTTTAACTAACGAGGTTGGATGCGTAGCCCGTCAGTCAATTATACAAGTTGGCAATCAGGTTATATTCCTTTCTGATAACGGTGTTTATAGTACTCAGTTCTTTGACGCATACAACTTACGTGGCACAGATACTCCATTAAGTGAGCCAATTAACGCAACTATTCAAAGAATAAACAAGGCGCATTGGGATAAGTCAGTAGCTGTTTATTTTGATAATCGTTACTTTATTGCTGTACCGCTGGATACATTTCAAGACGGCAGCCAAAATACTTCTGGAGTTAATAATGCTTTATTGGTCTACAACTTTCTTAACAAGCAGTGGGAAAGTATTGACCAGGTAGCTGACACGAACTTTCATATATCTAATCTATTAGTTGTTGGTGAAGGTAATGCACGTGGAGTATATACGGTCAATGACCTTGGTGGCGTACAAAAACTAGACGAGCGAGTAGATGGAGTTGATCGAGTGATTACACAAGTTGGCGGTGAACAGAAGAATATCAATACTTCTGGTTCACTGACTACTCGGCAATACACACTGGGCAGTCTAGAGAGAAAGAACTGGAAGCAGTTTGAAATGCACGTTGAGTCCGATACATCTGCGGTGTCTGACTTTGATATATCTGCCGAAACCGAGAACCCTGATTTTGATCTGCCATTAGGCAGACTCAGCGACTTCGTTGGCTCAACTCTTGGTGAGGCCGAGGATGTGTCCATCCGTGGTAGAATAGGTAACCGCAGAGGTTACGGAATACAATTTACAATTAATAATACAACTGGAAGACCAAAGATTAGAGCCGTTGAAGCCGACGGGTCCATATCCTTCCGTTCAACTAACAAAGCAGAATAATGGCAATTTTATCAAAAGGAACAGATTTTTCAACTGGCGATCAGGTCACAGCAGCTAACCTTGACGCATTAGTTGATAGTGCAACATTTGCGTCAGGAGCCGTGGATAACACCACTACCGCCCTGGACAGCTCTTCTCCACAGAAAATTATTGTAAAGGATGGAGGTATAGGCACTACTCAACTAGCCACCAGTGACAGCACAACAACTGGTGTTACCTTTGCAAAGATGCAGTATGTAGCTGCTAATACGGTATTAGTCCGTGATGCTAACTCGGAAGGTAATATATCTGCTAAGGCTGTCACGGACACTCAGATACTTATTGGTGACGGCACTGGCTTTACAGCAGCGGCCCTTAGTGGTGATGCTACAATGACCAATGCAGGTGCTGTTACAATAGCTAATGATGCAGTAACAAACGCAAAGCTCGCAGATGATGCAGTTGATACAGCACAGATAAATAACAATGCGGTGACCACAGCGCAGATAGCGAACAGTTCAAGCACGACAACTGGTGTTACTTTTGCAAAGATGCAACACGTTCCAGCTAATACTGTATTAGTAAATGATACTAACGCAGAGGGCGATATATCTGCTAAAGCTGTCGCAGATACACAGATACTAATTGGAGATGGCACTGGATTTACAGCCGCCGCTCTTAGTGGTGATGTTACCATGACAAATTCGGGTGCTGTTACTATTGCGGCTAATGCAGTTGAGGGCAGTATGATACTTAGCTCAACTACATTACAAAATGGTGTTAAGTGCGCTGATCAATCAGCCAGCGATAACTCAACAAAGATAGCTAATACTAAATATGTTGATGCTCAGTGCAACCTTATACCAACTCCAGCTATTGTAACAACTACGGATGCAAGAAACAGCGAACAACAACGTTATTTCAAAAACTTAACTGAGGCTACTGATCCTAATTCAATAATTAGCATTAATTCTGGTGTAGAAATACAGTTTGCAAGCACTGGAACATATTTAGTAAAAGCTGGAGTAGCTCTTCAGGATAACGATACCACTCCTGACGATAAGTATAATATAGCTCTCGTACCTAACTCTTCCTCTACGACTGCAATAACTTATGGCGGTCAAGACTTAGAAGTTGGTCCTTCAAGTGACGAGTCTGGTGTCTTAACAAACTTTATTTTTGCCTATGCGGTAACCAACACAGGCACTAATAAATTATCTATTTATGCCCGCCCCATTGACCAGGCATCAAGTAGCAACTGGGAAGGGGTAGCAGCTATTGAAATTACTAAGATAGCATAAATGCACATATTTAGCACGTAATGAACCTCTTCCTGTAATCAATTTAAATACCATAAATGCAAGTAGACAATGCAGTCCTTAACTCCGCAGTAGCTGCCCTTAACTCAGGGGATCAGCCGCACCTTGCTACCTACGTGGACCGCATTGTTGATTACTGCGTGGAGAACGAGAACGGGAAAGTCTTTGAGGATTGGGACAGGGATACACTACGCCAATTAGTCGCTTACCACCAAGCTAAGAGGACAATTATTGCATTATCTGATAACGAAAACAATATACAGGGTGTATTTATGTGGTATAATTGCCACAAGGATGATCAGTGGAGTTTCGTATATAACTGGGATGAGGACAAAAAGGATGGTGACGCTATATTTATGGCGTTCCTATTTGCATCCAATACGGACGCATGGAAACAAATGCTACTTAAATTTATTGAACTCGAACCTGATTGCCTTATAAAGAAACTTATAGGAGTCCGTCATCGCAAAGGTAATCCGACTCGTGTTGAATACAGCACAAAATTATTTACAAAAATATTAAAATCTAAATAAAACGTATTATGGGAGGCAAAGGAAAAGCACCACCACCAATTGACCCTGGTAAATCACAACTTGAATACATTGAGGGCATCACTGACCCCGTGTTGCAAGAGAAGATACTTGGCGCAGAAGAGCGTGGTCGTCCACGTTATGCCGCCCTTGAGTTAAAGGATATACAGACCTTTGCTGAGGGTCTTAAGGATCCAGTCACCGGGGAGGTAACAACTCCAGGGGTTCTTGACTTACTTGATACTCAATCCCAGAGAGCCTTTGAATTACAGCAGTCCCAACTGCAAGAACAACGTGCTGCTGATGTTGGAGCGTTAGGAGAATTTGCCCCACAGGTCGTGGAGGCTTACCGTGCCGCTGATCCAGAAAGTACTAGGCTAGCAGAGATGGCTAGTGCAAGAGCTGGTCAAGGGACTGGACTAGGAGCAAAGGGAGAAGAACTCCTTGCAAGTCAAGTGCAGGCTGCTAGTGCAGCTGAAAGACAACTACAAGAGATGGGCATGACCCTTGGTGATCTATCTCCTACGGAGCAGGAGGCACTAATATCTGGTAGAGGTACTGAGTTCATTCAGTCCACAGGTGAGCTTTCACCACTAGAAAAGAGACGAGCACAGCAGTCCTCTAGACAAGCCTCCCTTGCTCGTGGCAGAGAAATGGGGCAAGGTTCCTTGTACGATGAAATGTTGGCTCGACAGGCAGAAGAGCTTAACAAGCAAGAGAGACAAATAGCTCTAGGTTCTCAATTACTCGGCCAAGAGGCAGGTATGCGTGGATCAAGGCTAGGTCAAGGTGCAGGTATGCTTCAAGGCTCAGAGGCTCTAGCAGCGCAACGTAGAGCAGAGCAGTTACAGCGTACGCAACT